GCGTGTTTAGATGCTGGTGTTCATTTCGTTCCTTTCGTTTTTACGGGTGGCCCTAAAGGTACTAAAACGCAAATGTACAGAGATTTCGTTTCTTACATACAACAAGGAAGAGTAAAAATACCTAATCCAGAGAATTTACAACCAGATATGGCTAAACTAGTTAATAAATGGGTAAAAGAACACATTGAGTTAGAATATACAATGGATGCTGCTAACAAAACAGAAAAGATAGCTGCACCTAACGGTAAGCATGATGATTATTGTGACAGTTCTGCTATGGGTATACACGCTACTTTGAGTATGCTACCTATGTCTGGTAACTTTGGTAGTTCTATAATTTCAAAAAGAATCAATAGACCATCACATAATATGGGTAAAGCCTCTGGTCCGTCGTTTTTTACAACAAAACAGCGAAAAGTTACACTAAATAAACATCCTCTAAGGGGAATCTAACAAAAACTTTATATACTCATTAAGATTAATTATTTAAAGCCATGTCGTTTATAGATAATGTTAGACGTAGGTTTGCTTCAATTGGAAGTAACCCTGCTTATAAAAAAGACGACCCCCGCAGTTACGGAGAGGGTGTAATCAAAAGATTAAAAATCAATAGAGGATTTAGTATTGGTCAGGAAAAAGATTACGAACCACATATAGGTAAAAATAGAACTTATATGAATGTTTACTTATCTGACCCTATTGTTAGAACTTTGATAGATTTACCATGTCTGTACGCTGTAAAAGATAATTTTGATATTGTAACAGACGATGATGATTTACGTGAAGAAATCGAAACTATGTTTAGAGATATCAATATTGAACATATTTTATATGGGTGGTTAAGAAATGCAAGAATATTTGGTAGTGGATATTTAGAATATACTGGAGATAATTTAGTATTACGTTCTAGTCAAAATATGTTTGTTAAAAGAAACGAGCATGGACAAATAGAATACTATTATCAAAAAGTAGGAGACGATGAAGAAAACATAAGATTTGAAGAAGATGAGATAGTTGCATTAAATAATAATTCATTCGATGATTTAGCATATGGATTATCTGATATTCATCCTATTTTATATTTAGTTGATTTGAAGGATTATGCAGAAAGAGATATAGGTGCTGCATTAAACAAATATGCTACAAGTAGATTTGATGTTAGTGCTGGTTTGCCTGATATGCCATATGGACCTGACAAAATTAACGAGATAGTTGATGCATTTAATTCACTAGCGCCCGGAGAAGACATTATCCATGGTAACGACATAGTAATCAAAGAACTACAAGGTACTCAACGTGCTTTTGAGTATGGTAAATATACAGATGATATATTAGATAAAATTCACGTAGCTTTGAAAACACCACGCACTATGTGGACAGACCCAGAAAAAGCACGACCTATTTTTGAACCATATGTAAGATATTTACAAACTATGGTAGAGGGTGCACTTAACGCCCAGCTAATGCCACAAATAAATAGTGGAGAAGCAAAGTTTAAGTTTAGGCAAATTAACGTTGATGATGCATTTACTAAAGCTAAGACTGATATGATTTACTTATCAGAAGGAGTATTGTCACCGGGCGAAGTAAGAGAAGAGAGAGGGCTAAATCCTGAAGGTGTAGCAACTCTTGATATGGAAGCTAGCGCACGAGTGACTGATAGAAATGCAAACATATCTGGTGGAAGAGACGAAGACAAACGCGAAGAATCTGCTAGAGCACAAAATAGGGGCAACCAGCCCTCCGCAAACGTAACAGGAGACAGAGCATGACATTTGAAAAATGTATGATATCTACCAAGGCATCTCTTAAGAAACGTGGTTTTGAGAATCACGAAGAGATAGCAGCCAGCATGTGTAGCATGTGGGCTGAAGAGAACGGCGTTGAGCGGGAATTTGCAGAGGGTAAGTCTACAGAACCTACACGCAGAACATTTGCGTTATCTTTAGGTGATGAAGATAGTATGACATTTTCCAGTGATGAGGGAATTGACTCTGTGACATTCCCAGTTATCGCTATTACATCCGGACCTCACGAATATGAGGTAGAAGGAGAAGAACATAAAGTTTATATTGAAGGAGGTATGTTGAAGGACAACCTTGAGAAGTTCTCAGAACTCCCGATTTATATTGACCATCAAAGAACAGCTGAGGATTTAATCGGCATGGCAACGAAACCTGAGCTAATCGAGATGGATAATGGAAAGACCGCTGTTAAGATGTTGGCAACAGTATCTAACAAATATGGCCGTGGTCAAGAAGTGATGAACAAAGTCAAGGACGGGGACATGACTCATGTCAGTATTGATTGGTTTTCCAACGATATTGATGTGATGGGTGACACATATGCCACTAACATTCGTCCCACAGAGGTAAGTTTCATTGACAATGAAAAAATGGACCCCGTCTGTAAAGAATGTACAATAGATGGAAATGAATGTGATTCACAAGAATCTGAAGACGACCACGACTGTGGTTGTGGTGGCCATGAAGGTTCATGTGAATGTGAAGACGGGAAAACAGAGGTAGAAAATATGTCAGAAGAGACAAAAGAAACAACTGTAAAATCCGAGGCAGAGAACATTGTCGAACGCGAGTTCGCTTCTCTACGTTCACAACTTGAAGCTGCAGAAGCATCCAAGAAGGAAATCGAATCTGAGTTCAAGAAAGCTATGAAAGAATTAGAAGCTTTCAAAGAAGCAGAAGAAGAAAGACTAGCTAAGGAAGCAGAAGCACGAAAGTTAGAAACTGTAGAAGCAATCATATCCAAAGAAATCTTATTCGGCTCAGTCGAAGAAGACAAAAAGGATGCTCGTGTAGAGGAACTCTCTGCATGGGATGAGTCCAGATTGACTGGATTCAGCGACGCTCTAGCAGCAATGCCAGAGCCAAGCAACGATGTCGAAAGGTCTTTCGGTAAAGGTAAATCAGCTGACGAAGGTGAAGTACCAGAACCAACAGAAAGAAAATTCGGTATGAAAATGGTAGATGGTAAATTAAAAATTAACCGAGACTACTATAGAGGTAACTAAAAATGGCAACAGAAATTTTAGTAAATGATGGTGGTGCACCAGCACGTATCCTTCCTTTCACAGCCAAAGCTGCTCTATCTGGTGGACATGCATGTGAAATGCACACTGATGGAAAAGTCAGGCACGATGAAGGAGCTGCTTCAAAGAAAGTAATTGGGTTCGCCCTTACTGACGCTGTAGCAGATGGACCGTGCAGCATCGTAACCGGAAAAGGTGTCGTATTGAACGCCGCAGTAACAGGAACTGTAGCAAGCGGAGCAACTTTAGAAGTAGATGCTGGCGCTGCTGCAAGAAACGGAGTCCTAAAAGCAGGAGCAACTGCTGGAGCAGTTTTCGCAATTGCTTTGGAATCTGGCTCTGGAACTGGAATCAGATTGGTCAAGGTATTGACTATATAAGGTGATTAAATGGTTGACGCAACTCCCGGTATACTAACAAGCTTGAACACAGGCTCCGTCGATGGCGGTGCAGGTGAAAGAGTCCTCATTGATTACAAAGAAGCAATCCGTGACTACAGAGTCACAGACCTTCCAGTAATGCAATTCTTTGCAGACCCAATGACGACTGATACAGGCGGTGATATTGATATCACTTTCGCAAAACCATCTATGGCGATGGAACAAATAGACGAAGGAAACACTCCTCAATACCAACACACAAAACTACGCTCCGAGAGAGTCGCAGTTAAAGAGTGGGGTCTTGCAGTAGGTGTAACCCGAAGAATGATTGAAGATTCAAGATTCAACGAAGTTGAAATGGCATTGAACGAAGCTCGCAGAGCTGTAGACAGACACATGACTAACCACGTAGTAAAGGTTATTTTTGGTTCTGGCTCAGCAGACGCTACTTTCGGTACAATCGCTATTGGTGCTACAACCACTGAAGCAGATATCACAACTTTCTCAAGCAACCCACAAGGTGGTTTCTTAGGAAAAGACGCAACGTTTGCTGGTCGTCTAGACCAATACGCAGACCAAACTTTAGCTGTCCTTTCAGGAGCTAAGTCTTACAACAACGCAACCAACGATACCGCAGGAGCTATCGCATTATCCGATATTGCTGCTGCTATCTCTCGTATGTCAAAGCACGGGGCAAGTGCAACTCACTTGTTCATTTCCCCAGCTCACTACGAGAACTTGCTAAAGATGGCTGATTTTGCTAGTGTTTTCACAAACACAATGGCAGTATCAGGCTCTGTCGCAACTGGTGCAAACGTAATGCCTACCGCTCCAGAAAGCAACCCATTCAGCGGAATGTTGAATAACGGTGGCTTAGCTGGACAAATCTATGGTTTACAAGTCGTAGTAAACGCATACGTCCCACAAGACCGCATGGGTATCTTCGATTTATCTACCAAGCCAATGGCTTACGTAGAAAGAAGACCTCTAACGGTTGAGGAAGCAAACCCCGGTTTCGGAATTGTCGGTTCATACATGTCTATGAGATATGGATTGAAAATCGTCAGACCAGAAGCTGGACAAATAGTAATTAACGCTTAGATTGTTCTAATTGTTTTTTATGAAAGGTACGGGGAGAACCTTAATCTCCCCAACATTTTTAACTGGTGACTAGATGGCACGATATACAAAAGTACTGAAAAGTTTAGCCCATAATGCAGTGGGTAACAAACGCATAGAGTCCGCAGCACCAGCTGGAAACAATTATTATGTTACTGGGGCAACATTAAATACTTCTAATAATGTCCTTTCTTTAGCCCGTAACGGTGGCTTAGCTGATGTTACTGTCAATTTAAATTCTTTAGCGGGAGGTGGAGGTAGTATCGGTGGTTCTATTACCGATAACCAAATAGCAGTGGGAGCTTCTACTGCCAATAGTATAGAAGGTAGTGCTAATTTTACATTTGATGGAGCTAATTTTAACATTACTGGTAGTAGCCCTAAAATTATAGTAGATGGTGGTGGAAGTGATGATGCTTCTATTGAACTAAGAGAATCTGCTTCTTATGGTGGCAGAATGTATTATGATGGTGATAATAATATTTTTATGAAATTTACCACAATAGACGCTGGTACTGAAAAAATAAGAATGGCTTATGATAGAGATGGTAATGTATATTTAGGTTCTGCTGACGCAAGTGATGCTACACCTAACCCTAATATGTATATTGCTCAAGCTGGTAATGTCGGTATAGGCACAACTTCACCCGATACTAAATTACACGTTGAGGGAAACACTGCTGGAAGCTTTATTACAGTCGAAGGTACAGAGACTGATAGTTCTGCTGGTATATATACTGGGCTACATATAAAGAGATATTTCCCACGTATAAGGTTAGAAGACACCAGTAATAACAGTAATATGTACATTTGGGCATTAGGTAGTCAAATGAGATTTGGTTCGTCTGCTGGTAGTTCATCTACATCTGCAATGTTTGTACAAAGTGGTTCTGCTAACAACACAGTCACAAATACTGCCTCAGTTCAAATAAACAATATGCTTAAGATAGGTGCTAACGACCCACTAAATAGTGGTAGATTATCTATTATAGATACAACAAGACCATTGGTGTTAGGATACGATACTTCTAATTACGTTAACTTCGAGGTAAGTAGTAGCGGAGATTTCACTATAGATGCTAAAGATGATATAAGGTTAGATGCTGGTGGTGGAGATATAGTATTAAGAGATGATGGTTCTGAATATGGTAGATTATCTAATAGTTCTCAAAACCTTATTATTAATCAAACTCAAAACGACAAAGATATAATATTCCAAGTTTATGATAATTCCATAACTACTGAGGTAATGCGTATTGATGGTTCTGTATCAAGAGTAGGTATCGGTACAAGTTCACCTGACCAAAAATTACACGTCAAAAGTGCTGATAATTATTTAGCTAAATTTGAATCTACAGATGGTATTGCAGAGATAAGATTACAAGATAATGCAAAATACACAAGATTGTTGTCCGTTGGTTCTCAATTGAAATTGATGCCTGATGATGGTGCAGAAATGATGAATCTAGATGGTTCAGCTTACAAGACTACATTATTGGGTGAAACTGGTGGGAACAGTCCTAAACTAGTATTTGACAACCCAGATGCTTCTAATGACATTCAACTAACACAAGGTGATGCTGGTTGGTTTGGATTATCTAGTGATGGTGGTTCAACTCAACATTTTGTTCTCAGAACAGGTAATATAGGTATAGGTACAGAATCACCTGATTCTATGTTAGAAATATCAACAGCTGCAGCAACAGACCATTTAAAACTTACAAGTGGAGGTGGTACTGCTAACCCTATAAAACTAATTTTTGAGAAAAGTAGTGTTGAACAAGGTATAATAGAATATAATAGAAACGGTGATTTAGAATTATACAATAGTGACGCAGATGGTGGTGTAATGATAGATGGTTCAACATCAGGTGGGGGTGATTTATATGTAAGCAATGCAGGTAACGTAGGTATAGGCACAACTTCACCATCTACAAAACTTAATGTATCTGGTGGTTCTACTACATTTGATAATGGTAGTAGTCACTCTGTATTCTTTAAAAACGCTGGTTCTCAGTATGGAGCTATTGATACTTATGGTACTTCTTTATCTATAGAAGCTAATAATGAGGCCATTCTTAGTGGTGCATCTGGTGTATTATTAAAAGGTGGAAATTATGGTGTTCTTCTTTCACCTATAGGAACTAATGCAGGTGATACTTCAAGACTTAGGTTCAGAGAGTTAGCAGCGAATGGTACTGCTACAGTAAGTGTAAAAGCTCCAGACTCAATAGCATCTGACATACAACTAATTCTACCAGCTTCTGCAGGTACAGCTAATCAAGTATTAGCTATTGACTCAGTTAGTTCTGGTGTAATGACATTAGGGTTTCAAACAAACGGAAGTATGGGTGGTTCGGTGTCTGCTAATTATATTCCTTATGCATCTTCTGCTAATACTCTAGCAGATTTCGCTCCAGCATATACAGAAGGAACTAATATAATAATTGGTGTTACAGCAGACGACATTACTACTGATGCTGATAATAATACTTCATTGGGTAATGGTGCTTTATATAAGATTACAGATGGAGACAAGAATGTAGCTATAGGGTATTATGCAGCTCGAAGTGGTACTACAGCAAATAATAATGTTGCAATAGGTAGTGAAGCTCATCGATTAGGAATAACAGGTAACTATAATGTAAGTATAGGTCAACAAGCTAATTACAGTG